GCGGTCTTAATATGAGAACAGTATCAGGGTAATACCGGGTTTAAGCTACCTTGCGGTGGGGCTTATCCGTGGACCGGCGACGGAACATTAATTCTGGTTGGACTTCGGTTTCCACGGCCAACTCGTTAAACTTCGTGCCTTCGGGGAACCGGAACGATATTCCTTCTTTAGACGACGCCTTGACCTCGGTGCCCAGTGCGGGTTCCGCGATGGACGGATGGTTCACGTGCCAGGTGTAGCGTAGCTGCAAAGGCTGTTCACCGGCGGCGGTTCTGCGCAGCCCTGCCAGGATCCAGCCGGTTTCATGGTCGGGCGGTACCCGAACCAGCATACCTTTACCCTCGTCTTCATCTTTACCGATCAGCAAATCGACCTTCATCCCGGGTTCGAATTTGGCTTTCTTCGCCAGTTCGCTACCGATACGGATGCGAACGAAGTGTACTATCCCCTTCCCTCTTTTCGCTTTCGCTACATCGGTAGCGATCAGTATACCGTTTTCTTTCTCTGGGCTTGTCTTGGTTTTGGTACTTACGGCGTCTTTCTGCATGAGGGCGGCGGATACGAACATTTTAATTACTCCTCTTAGGTGGGATTCGTAACCGACAGGATGTCGGTACGCGGGAGTAATTATACGCATATTTTTATCATGTGCAATGTTCGGTGTTTAACACATGGTAAAAAGTTCCTTAATTAAGTCTTTTATTGCATCCTGTCAACGCGGCCCGTAACCTGATCTCGCAGGCCGTCCTTTCCTCGATCTCCGCCCGGAATGCTCGGTTTATGGTCACCGGGTCGTCATGTGGCGATACCTTGTCTACCGCGTAGGCGTCTTTACATTCTTCAGGTAGCAGTACCTCACACGGTACCGGAACCGGCTTCTCAATTACCTTCGTTTGAACTACCGGACCAGCACACCCGGCTAGGCTAAGTACCAGTATGGCGGCTTTTAACATAGTTTTCCTGCTCCTCTTTTATCGCTACGCACTGCTTGTCTTCCGGCGGCAATGGCGCGGCCATGATTGTGATAGCGTTACCGGAATGCTTGCCCGCGTTCGCGGTTGCCTTGGCGGCTGTGTCTTCCGCTGCCTTCATGCGTGCGGCCGCATATTCCGTTACAGACTTTACGCCCTTCTGTACATCCTCGATATCGATCTCGCACTTCTCGTTCGCGGAAGTGAGAATCACATCCCGCGACTCCACCACGGCAACATGCTCGCCGTCCTTCCAACCCTTCACGGCCCAGCCTATACCGCCGCCGGTGATGGCGGATACGATCGCTATTATAAGAACTACAAGTAAGCTATACACCATGATGTAACTCCGGGAATTCTGAGTAGAAGGTAGGGACAGCCGTACGGTTATCCCCTTAACCTTATGAATGCTTAGGCTGCAGCTTTTTCTTTTGCGACGTTTAACAACGGAACAAAAACGCCGTTTACCAGCTTGTCTTCGATGTCAACCACATGGGCGTATTGCAAGCCGTTGTATTCGGCGGTGATGTTGGCGATTTGCTTACCGTTGTCATCGTTCACCTTCAGGCTAATTGTTGCGTCCATTTTTGTTGCTCCTTTTTGTTGTGGGCGGCAAGCCCGGTTGAAAAATCAGTACGGGAAATTCTGGTATAGCCAAATCTGGTACGGGTCTTTACCCTCTTTGCATCTCCACCAGTACGCACCGGGGAACCGATGCGCTCTGCTGAACGCTTCTATAGAGTGCGGATCGGATTTCTTTACCACGCCATGCCACGCTTCCACCGCAGCTTCGAATTCACCGTTACCCGCTTCGGCGATAACGCAGCTTGCGCGAACCGGTCCGGGTATCTGGTTACCTTCATGGAACCGTAGGAGGAACGGGCGGCGCCCGCTTAAATCTTCCGCTGTTACAAGCCCCTGTTGCCAGCAAATACTAGGATTCATGCACGCCCCTCGCAAATCGCACGTTCATGTTTACGACGGTTCACCAATCCGGTTAATACTTTTCCGGCCTGCTTGTCCCACCGAGATATCTGGGCACATGCGTCGGCGTACCGCCCCTCGTTCAATACCTTTACCAAAGTGGAACTGCAGAAAGCACCCGACCCGATGTTGTAGGCGAAGCTCACATAAGCGTCATATTCGTACTGGTGCAGTGGCACCTTGACACACTGCTTGATCGCACCTTCGTATTTCTGCACGTCGGATAGCGCGCGTACCAGTGCCTTGGGCGGCGTTATGGTATCTCCCATCTTCACGCCTTCCGTCGTCCCGAACCCTATGGTGGGTACGTCGTCGGGTGTGGGCATGTATGCCACCGGCGCCCAACCCTCTTGCAGAGTCATGGCGACAAATGCCAGTGCAGACATAGCCATGCCGCCGATTGCGATGCGTTGTTTAATCATGACGAACACGCCTGTCCGATGCCGACAATAATCAAACTTATTCCGGCCACTATCAGGCCGGAATCAATCCCGCTGTTAATCCCGCTTCCGACGGAAAGGAAAGCGATACCTGCATACGCTACCGGCCAACCCTTGAATCTGCTCATTTGTCCCTTAGCTTCTTTACCATCAGGGCTACACTCAGCACGCCATAAATAGCTGTGGTTACCAGAATAAAGTCCGGCAAAACGGTTATGAATTTATGCCATAAGTAAATAGCCGCCGGCGGTGCGGTTCCCACTGCTGTCATGTTTATGTCGTGCTGCATGATTTTAGAAAAGCTTGCCGAGGGCGAAACCAATCGCTAATAGAACCAAACCGAACCCGCAAGCGATAGCACCGGAGTAATTCGATTTCGCCCATTTAACCAGGAGTGGGTCCATTTCACTGTCGAAGTTTGCATTTACTTTCAATCCTTCCTGTTTTGCGTCTTCTACCGCTTTATTAAAATCGACCATTTTGTTTCTCCTGTAAAATGTCGTCATTTAATGTACCCCGCAATTGTACCATTCATAGTTTCAAACATCTGTCAACTATATGCCTTTTCCAGATATTTTAATGAAACCACCCTCATGTCGTACACGCCGTCTTCTACTTCGTGTTTCACCACGATACCGCGCTTCTGACTGTTGCCTTGATGCCCCAAGTATTTCTCGTCGTGAAGGTAGCACGTACCGCAAAATAGCCCGGTATAAAGCGTTTTAGGGTGAATTGCTACGTCAAATTTTTGGTTATGTCCCATGGTGCAGGACGACTGCTCGTTCATGAGCATAGCCCTGGCGGAATTTGCGGGGTATCCTTTAGAACCAGTAGTGAAGTAGTGGGCATACTTGATACCGTCGATCTTGACGACCTTCAGATAGTCGTACTGCTCCCATCCGTATTCCTTGATCCCCAACTCGTCAAGGGAAAATTTCCCTTCGTATTCCGGGTTGTCGTCAACGAGTCGGGAAAGGCGTATCTCGTGATTTCCTAGCGTGAACACCTTGCGCGGTTTGTACTTTACTTTTGCTGTCCGGTTGTAGTCGTCGATCGGCTTCAATAACTTTTCCATGGCCTTACGGCCGGATGCCACATCCTTGGAGTACCGGCGCCCCTCAAACGGGAGCTTGCCTTTGTCGTACTTGGACAGGCTTTCGAAATCCCAGAAATCGCCGATATTGATTATTACGTCCGGCTTCTTTTCAGTGATGAAATTCCCGATCCACTCCATATGTTGTATCGGCACACCGTCCTTAACCTGCGCATCCGGGATAACCAAATGCATCTTGCCGATGCGCTGCCGGGTATGGATACGAGGGGCTTCTTTGCGGAAGGTAGGTTTAAGCCCAGCTAACCGGGCTTTATTTGCACGATGCCGAAGCGTTGCACTAGGTATGCCGCACCCGGCTTTTTCTGCCAGGTGCTCGCTACCGTACTCTTCGACAAGGTTTAAAGCGTGTATCAGATCCGAATCCGGTAACCGCGGTGTGGGCATCAGGGCTGCGGGTCTATGTAAGTAATCCAGCTTCCAACCGGGTTAGCAAATATATCCCCCGAACAGTTTGATATCGTGCCGCCCCACGCACTCGCGTCTTCGATGAACGGGCAATTTTCCTGGATAACCCCAACCCCCGCCGCAAGCCACAACTCTATGGCGTACGAGTTGTAATCCTTGTACGACTGGTAATAAGCACCGTTCGCTGTCATTGGCCCGACACAACGAACTTGCGGAGAGTTCGCATTCTTCGTGCCGTGGTACATGATTATGTGAACAACGTCGGAATACGACTTGCTTAAACCTTCGCCCCAGACGCCATTGATGTCTCTACCGAACTTCGGCGTGAACGTGTCGAAATGCTCGATGAGAGCACACCGGCTGTACGTCTTCGTCCCGCTGTTCCCATAAGCCGCGCCCGGAGTGTTCTGCCGCCATACGTCACACTCAACGATTGCGGGAGATGTGGATATACCCCCTACAGGCGCCCAGGCGAGCCCGGTATTCGCCCCGCCGGTAGTCTTATATCCCAGTACCACATTCGGCGTGCAAGGCGTTGAAGCGTACCAGTCGCCCGTTTCCGTGACTGATTGATCGTCGCCCATAAACAGAATTGCGTAAGTGTCCGTACACCACGCGCTATTCCGCCAATACTGCTTACACCACTGGTAGGGGACTCCTGCCTTATTCAGGTTGTGGTATCCCCAGTACACGTTCTCAATGCCGTTGTGCGGGTCTTTCAGGAAGGTGTACTTTGTGCTTTGTGCGCCGCTATTCTTGTTCAGAATTACTGTGCTTGAATTAGGAAAATACTGCCTTAAATCTGTAGTCACTACCTCGCCCTCCTGGCCCAAATTTTCCCGTAAGCCGCGCATGTGCTTACGGTGAATACCGCTTGCGCCACCAGGTAAACGGTGGCGGTTGCGCCGTTTGCTACTTTTACTTCACGCACCGGACAGGCGCCGCCGGTGGGAACGAGCGTTCCAGGAACCATGCCCGAAGGGTAGGGGTAGCTAAAACGCTCGTCAGCATCCAACCCCGCAGAGGTATCACTGGTACAACCCTGCACATAGGTTATGTTCGTGGTCGCGCCATAGGTAAATAGGATGCTTCCGAATACGTCCCAGTCTCCCGGTGTAAGCGTGATACTTGTTATGTTCGTAACTGTGTTCGAAGTTAGGGCTACCGCCGAGCCGGAAGCAACGGGGGAACTTTTAATTTCCCCCACCTGCCCCGCTGTCGGGCTGCCGTTGTTCGTTACCCCGACAATCCCGCCCGTCGGTGTCAACGCCCCGGTTACGTCCAAGCTTCCGCTCATGGATGTATTGCCGGACAGGGTTTTATTACCCGCTATCGTTTCGTTTCCGGTCAACCCGACCGCGCCCAAAGTCGCTCTTGCCGTGGCCGCGTCGGCGTCATCTAGGAGCGTTTGGGCGAACGCGCTTACGCCCAACGTGGTAAGGAACGCTGCCGCCGTGGTGTCATCGAGCAGGGTTTGAACGAATGCCGATGCAGAGATCGGGAAAAGGGAGAAAGTGAGATTGGACGTGCCGATTACCGGGCTGGCCGTTGTGAGTCGCCAGATCGTTCCGGCGTTAGTGGTTCCTACAGCGACTACTACAAGCGTCCCTTGTAATGCGTCCCGCGCACCGTCAAAGTCTGGTGCCCGTACCCAGGTGGATGCCTGGCAGTAATAAATTCCGTTGGTGGTTGTGTCTGACTGGTCCTTGA